ACAGCACCACTTGTTTCACCAATAATAGTTGCATCTTTAACAATATATCCAAAATATTGTTCTTGATTTGCTAAAGCACTAACATCAGTATTAAATATTTTAGATGTTGCAGAATAAGTTGTAGATGGAGCAGGTCTATCTCTATCAAAAGGATCTACTGAATACTCTTCAACAACAACTGATGGTGAACCTAATCCAGCAGCAATGTCTGGTCTATCAGTATCCCCAAATTTATGATTTGGTTTTTGAACTCTAATATATCCTATCTGAGTTCCATTAAGTTCTACTTTTGCATTTTCAAAAACTGTAAATGTTCCAGTTGTCATTGATATTTCAACTAATTTAGGGAACACATCAGGAACACCACTATCAAGATATTGATAATGTTTAGTGAGTGGTTTTAATCCGTTAGCAGCAAAGTAAACATTTCTAGATCTCATGAATGGATCAGTTGCACCAGAAACTTTAACACTTTCAACATAATTAAATTCTCTTGAAGGTCCATTTAACTGATTAATAAATTCAGTTTCTGTCTCTGTTGTTGTGGTAGTTGTAGTGGTTGTAGTAGTTGTATTAGTTGTTGTGGTTAATTGATGATTACCCTCAAATCTATCTTGATCTGCTGGTATTTCGACAGTATTAACAGTAGTGTCAACATTATCAATACTATTAGAAGATGAACTAGAGTTCTGATTAACTATATTTGCTACCTGTGCCCATTCTGCACCACTTGATTCTTCTCTATGATCATCAACATAGATTGTTCTAACCCAATTATCTGATGGTGGATCTAACATTACACCACCAACAAATACAATCACATTAAATGGGTTAATATTTTCAACTTGAGTTGCTTGTGGTTGATCAATCCAATCAACTTCAGTATAATCTAAAGTTAATAAATCACCAGTTTTTTTACAATTTGGGTCTAATAAATCAAGATTAGAACTTAAATCTGCTTGAGCTGGATCAATACCTATATTTAATGCTAATTCAGCACGTAATGACCAAAAATCAACAGCACTTATTAATTCATTCTTTGAAGTATTAACATCACATCTAGATCCATCTTCTCTATTAAAGTCGATAAAGTCTCTATTTTTGAAGTTATTTACAACAAAACCAGTCTTAAATCTATCATTACCTTGTGCATCTTTTACTGATAATGTCTTAGTATCTAATTCTAATGCACTAAGTGATGTAAATGTTTCTAAATTAATAATCCTTTTTTCAAGATTACCAATATCTCTCATGGTAAATCTTCTATTATCAAATAATTTTATATTTGGTTGTTTAATTGGATCATAAAGATATGGTGGAAGTGATATCTGTGCAACTTCCATAGAATCACCAAGTTCAGTTGGTGGTGTAGGATTATCTGCAGAAACACCTTTAATTAATTTAACTTCCTCAAATTTGTTAATTACTAATTTATCAATTCTTGGTAGATAATAAGTAAATCCTATAATAGAACTCTCATTAGGTGCTACAACATATGGAATTGTTTCCTCAAAATTATTTGTTCTATTTTTGAATGCAAATGGGGATCCACCAGTTTCACTAAAAGTATATGTTTTTACTCTTGGTCTAAAATCAAGTATATCAGTTGCTCTATTACCTTGAACAAATGGAATATCAAAAGTATATCTTTCTTTATTGTAAGAATTTGCAGTAAACAAATCACCAGTAGTACCACTAGCAATTTTATACTTATTAAATACAACTAATAATTTTTTAGAAGGTGCAGATGCCTTTGATTTTCTGACTATTCTAGAATAATCAGCATATTGTGATCTATGCCCAGTATCTAAACGATAGTTATTCGTTCTATCAGTATAATTTCCACTTGTAATAACTTGTATTACTGCTTCAATATTAGATTCTTTGAATGTAGCAAGTTCTCCTTTATTAAATTTATTTGCATTTAAATATACAAATTCAACTTCAGTATCTGATACTCTATTAACTATTTGACCAATAGCTCTACTATCATTTCCTAATACTTTTTCACCAACAATAGTATTTGTATTGAGACTCAATCCACTCACAAAAGTTAATTTATCTAAAGTTGGTGTGCTTGTATTTTTAGATTCATAAACTGCTACAATATTTGCAACATCAGGAACATTTAAACAAATCTCTTTATCTTCAACTCTAACACCATAAACATCACTTTGAGATAAGTTACCAGTAGTTGATACACCAGCAGTTTTATCTATTGTTACCTTTTCACTTCTAATATAATCCTTAGATTTAGTATTAAGACCTACTTTCTTCAGAGTAACATTAACAGTAGCATTATTAGTTGCTAACGCTAATCCAGAAAACTTAATATCATTACCATTATTTGTTATAGTAATCTGATCTGATGTTAATTTTTCAACAGTACCATTACTATATGTGACCGCATATCTCTCAACATCAAATGGTTCAAAGAAAGCACTGGTAATTCCAGCACTTGCATCCAATCCTGCACTACTATTCATAGTAATTGAATTACCACTAGCATTCTGCCCTGTTATCTGACGTTTAATCTGCAATGAAGCAGTTGATACATCTACAGAAGATACATTTCTCTTTGGTAGAGGACTAAAGAGACCAGATTTTTGTAAATTTGTAATTTTTGGAGATTTTATAAAGAAAGTAGATTCGGTAGATACACCAGCAACTGGAATATCACCTTCACAAACACCAGCAACATCTGCAACTTCAGATAGAGTTAAAGTGGCACCATCAGCACTAATATTAGATACTCTATTAAATACTGGATCAGTAAAATCACCTCTTTGATATGAAATTATAGATTCTGTCTTAATCCCAACTTTTCCAGAAAATCTTCTTAGTGGACAAGTTGCAGTTGCTGCATTGGAGTTATTGCCAAGAATACCTAAAATATCAGTAGGTGAAAAATTGGGTAAGATTCTATCGTAAAGAACAGAGTCTGCAGTAAAAATTGCACCTATTGGTATATCATTACCAGAAGCAGTTTTTGAATCCTGATAAACTGACTTAATATCATCTACAGTATAAGCATCAATACCATTAGGAAGTATTGATGAATTACTAGTAGAAGTTCGTTCGTTAAATATTAATGACTCACCTGGAACAAAAGTTCCAGTTGTCTGAGTTACTATAATTTCTGTGGCATGAATAGATCCAGCATCTTTTGCCAAGTATCCAATAGCACCACTACTTAAACCACGAACTCTTGTTCCAGCTTTATTAGCAGTATCTAAATTAGATATTTCTAATATTGTAAATGTTTGAATATCCCAAAGATATAAATCCCATTCAGTATTTGCACCTGTATATGGTGCATCGGAGGTATTAAAAGCATAAACACGAGCTTGCCCAACCTGATTATGATCACCATTCCAATCAGTGCCAGCAGTAGGAGCAGCGTTATTATCTTTCCTACGACCATATAAACCTATAACATTATTAGCATCACCACCAATATTAATAAATGGTGTTCCATGTACATTATTAACTTTTAATAGACTTCCCATTTCATAAGAAACAGAAGCACTTTTAACGGTTTTAGTATCTCTTGGTTTATCTATATCTAAAACAGTTGTACCTGGTAAATAAACGTCAAATCCCCTAACATATGCTTTACCTGGTGATAATTTGACGCACATTATATCTTCTGATGGATCATTACCTTCATCAGTTTTTTGACCTTCAGTAAATAAACCAGCAGTCCTTATTTCATCATTCAATGAGTTTTGTAAATTAACTGTAAATGGTTTTACTGCATAATTTCCAGATTCATCAAATGTTCTTTTTGCAAAATATTTTTTAATTTCAGAATATACAGAAGTATTCTGTAATTTCTTAGTTTCACCATTCTTTACTCTGAATAGTTCTACAAAATTAGTATCTTCAAAATCTAATAGTGCTTTTTTAGCTAATTTTACTGTTATCTTAAATCTATCAGCACCTGGAGCAGCAAAGTTTGTAAATCCCTTTGCATTATCAAACAAAGAAGGATCATCATTTGCATTTACAATTTCTTCTAAAATCTGAAAACCTACTCTATAAGATGGTTTATTATTATATGGTTCTAAAACAATTGTGGATTTTGAAACATCTACAAAAGTTCCTCTAATAAAATATACACCATCATTAACACCAAAAGCAGCTCCAGTTGCTGTTGCCAACTCAGGAACCAACGTTAAAACAGTTTCACCTGCTGTTAATGTTGTATTTCCATAAGTTACATTTTCTTCTAAGGTTAATATTTCACCATTAGGGAATGCTTCACTCTCTCCACTTGTACCTGATTGAACATACTTAACAAATATAGTAATTTCATCAACACCTTCTTCTGGTGGTAAAATATAATTTTTTATTGTTGCTACTATTTGTGAATTTTGCCCTTTAACTCTTGTTCCTTTACCATTGTTATTATTAATAATTGCGTCCAAATATATGGAAACATCTACACCTAAATGATCTGGATTTATTTTTGCTGCAAAATATGTTGGATCATATTCAATATTTCCAGGAATGACCATTGATCCTTCCTTGAAAATATGACTTCCAAAAGATTCTAATTGATTCTGAAGTACAGATTGTAAACCTGTTAATTCTCTTGCTTGGACTGGATGTCCAGGTTTAAACAGTACCTTATAAAAATTGTCTGCCTTATCAAAATCATCATAATAAGGACTTATATTTAAGTTAGTCTTCTGTGGCATTTTTCTTTAGAATTCCAGGATGATTTTAATGTCTTCTTTTTGTCGCTCATTTCGAGCAATCAAAGGTCTGTTATCAAGGTAAATTATTTCCCCTGATCCTTTATTTATCTCACTATTAGATAACCCTGCATTAAAGGTCACTCCTAAGTTAATTAATTTTGTTCCAGTTGGATTAGTTGATATACCAGAGAATGAAGTATCAACAGAACCAGAAAAATTAGATGATACTCCAAAAATTTGATTTGCTGCATTATCAGACTCAAATCCATATATCCTACCAGTCGTTGAAATTCCAGAATAATCGGTTTGATCCTCTTCCAGAGTAACTGGATTAAGTGTATAATTTAAAGAACGATCTTTAATATACTTCAAAACTTGAGTCTCTTTATCCCAAGAAGCAACATAACCAGCTGCAATTTTTCCAATATTTGGTGATACAGTTAAAGTTTGCTTAATTTCTTCACCAATTTGTGGTGTACCTGTAACACTTGAAAATTTAATTGCTTGTAAAGATGAAAAAGTATCTTCAGTATATGTATTTGAAGTTCCAACTTTAGTTGGATTTTTTACAATACCAACTTGAGCAAATTTACTATTTGTTGGGAAGTCTTTTGTTGAATCATCAAATCTAGCATAAATTAGAACTCTATCAGTTCCCAATTCAGTGTAAATATCATATCCATGTCCAAGTGATGGTGGAACAATTGGGACTAATTTTGCTCTATTTGTAGTAGAAACATTGCTATTCAATGTACCCAAATCAACTAAACCATAACTATAATCTTTACCACCAGAACTAACTGATACGTCCGTTATTTTTCCGTTTACAACATCAACTACCGCTTTTCCACCAGTTCCATCTCCAATTATATCAACTTCCTGCCCATATCCATTAGAATATTGAGCACCTGCTTTGTCAATATAAACATGTTTAATCTGATTCAAATTTACTGATGAATCAGCATTTTCTCTAACTGCTCTAATACCAGAATCAGTATTTGTTGCCCAATCATTTGGAACAGTTATATATTCTGTTGAGTCGAATTTAATAATATCACTAGGAGAAATAGTAAATAGATACTTCCAAAGATATCCATCACCACTATTACCTGCTTTTGTTGGTTCTAAATCGGTAAATTTTGGTTCATCTTGAGAAATATTTCCTTTCAGATTACCTTCTTTACTTCCATTACTAATACAAACATATACTTTAAAATCAGAATTTATTACAAAATAATTTGCTTCATATAATCTAGCAGCAGAATTTATTGGGCTTGGATTTTTTACACTATAATCATCCCTATACATTTCATACCTATTACCAGCAACCCAATCTACTTTTCTTACTATTCTTCTTATATTTGCAGAAGATATTTTCTTACCAAACATCATAGTATCACCAACATGTGATCTATAAGAAAAATTATCTACTGGATCAAGAATAGATGATTGCCAACCAGAAGACCTACCATATCCAACAGTTGTTGGATTTGGTAAACCGATAAACACATAATATGAGTTATTATCAGATTCTACTGATTCTACAAAATTATTGGCATTTAGAATTCTAAATTGATCAGTAACAATTGCCGACATTGTAATTAGACTTTTTTTTTCTATTTATAGTGATTTATTATGGAAGTCCGAAGACTCTCAATGATCCAGTAGATCTTAGTCCTTTTAAGGACGTTTCTGAATAATTCCTTCTCTGAATAGTTGGGAAAGTTGTTAATCCAGAATTAACTGTAAATCCATTAACTGGAATAGATATTGGATTTGAAGATCTCTTACCATCATACAATCTACCCCAAGATAATCTACCTAATGATATTGTTGCTCCTTCATCTATTGGATTATAAAAACCAGTAGTTGCTATTCCAACTATTGGAGCACCATTTTGAACATTACAAATGATTTCACCGTTTTCTCCACCTGGATGTCCAGTAGCACTTACTTTATAAACATTATCCAGATACATTGTACCAATACCCACAATATCACCATCAGTATTAACTACTGAAGTTACTCCAGTACCAACTTTTGTATCTGTAATTAATACTGGATATCCAGTTATTAATGAAGCAGCATTTCTACCAGCAGGTTGTGCCCTAAAGAAGAATTTAAGTGCAGTTGAATGTCCATTAATACCAGTTGATGTTGTAATACCAGTAATAATTCCAGTATATCCTTCAACATTCTCATACTCAATAACTCTCTCAGTAAGTAATTGTGGATGTTGAACAATAACTTGTGGGGGAGAAGTAAATGTATACCCTAAACCCGAATTTACAATAGAAACTGATGATACAGAACCATTGGTAATAGATGCTGTGGCAAGTGCAGTTGTTCCAACACCAACACCAACTGAATGTGGTGCAGCAAAATTAATATGAATTGGACCAGCAGTATAACCAGATCCCACATTAATAATATTAAGAGAATCTATTGTTCCATCTGCTTTAACTATAGCAGTAAATCCAGCACTAACTAAACTTGTGTCACCTTCAATAATTAAAGCATCAACAGCATTAATACCAATATTATACCTATCACTAGCATCTAATGCTGGATTACCTACATTTTCATAATAGAATGACTCTGCATCATCAACAAATATACCATCACCAACATTATTTCCAATACCAGATGAAGTTGTTAAATCACCAATAATCTTAGCAGTTGGATAAATTTGTGCCTCTATACTTGATCTAGATTTACTAATTATTTCACCCTGAATAATTTTATCAACTTTTTGCTTAGTCCATTCTAATGGTTTTTCTTGTATTTCAGTAATACCGATACCAGAATATATGTCCGTTTCAACAATATCAGCACCTAATAATGATTTAATAATTCTAGTTCTACTTTGTGCAACTGTTCCAGTATTATTTGGACTCTTATTAGTTTTAAGTTCATCACCAGTTTTCAATGTCTCTTGCACATCAACAATTTCAACATCTTTAGTCCTATCCCCAACATAGAAGAAAATATCTACTTTATCATCATATCCTGGTGGCTCTGTAAATAATACAGTTGTTCCACCATTAAACTGATATGCTATCTTAGGTGTTTGTATTACACCATTTACAAATATTATAAGAACAGCATCTAAATCAATTGCTCCAGATAGAGAATCACTTTCATCTTTTTCAAAACTAATTAATTGTCCATTTAAGAATAATGGGAATCTTCTTCTTTTACCATCCTGTAATAATCTAATATTATCAATAAAATCTATTTCACCAAACTGCCAAGCAGAGAAATAATCATTAAATGTTTCTACTACTTCTAATTCAAATTGATCAATAGGTCTTTGTAAATTTGAAGCAGTTACAAGTCCAACAGGTTTAAATTTGTCACCAACTTTAAATGAATGTCCAGATCTTGTTATTTTAAAGTTGTATATACCAAACCTACTAGAATCAACACCTTCTGCAATTTGAGCAGCATCAACACTAGCACTAACTAATAAATTGTCACCAGTTGCCGTAGTTTTACCAATACCTAATCTAGAAACACCTTCAATAGGAAGATTCTCATAAACTGGATCTGGAGTTACAATTAAAGGATTGACATAATTACCACCGACTTCATTAATATTAATATCTAATGCACCACCTGTTCCTGCAGGAGATTTACCAACATTGACTCTAAACCAGTTAGTACCAACTCTTCCAACAGGTAATTCAACTCTATGAGCAGGATCTGCTTCACCAGAAGTACCAACTCTAATAGTAATTGTATTTGTAGTTACTGATCTAATTGGTACTGTTGAATTATTATGAATAGGATCGGTTTCACGAGGATAAGGATGAAGAGTAGAATAGTTATCTCTCTCACAAGTTAATGTTAGTCCTCCAGTAATAATACCAACAGTATTGGAAGTATTCATTCCGTGTGCAGTACCAAAATCTAATACCAAATCACCAGTAGTTCCATCATATGTTGCACCAGTAATAGTTCTATTTGCTGCTCCTGTTACTGTTAAACCATTAGGAAGAGCAGAGTGGAATGAATGTGCAAATCCAACACGAGGATAATAATGATCAGTAGTATGAACATCTTTAGAACAAGACATTACTAATGATCCAGTAGCAATACCAACTGTCTGGCTTGATTTTTGTATACATCCATTTACAGTTTTACCTGGTACAAATGTATGATCAAACTTCTGATATGTTGGGTTTGGATTGACATTAACTTTAAATGTATTTACAGTCTTATTTGTAATTTCTAACCACTTAGCACTAGCATAATCAGTAGGTCTTGGATATGAATGTTCGGTAGTATTATTATCTTTTGTACAAGTAAATGTAAGTCCATTATCATCAATCAAAATCTTATCACCAACATTAAATCCGTGAGCATTTTTTGTAAGAGTTAGAACACCAGTGTTCTTATTATAAGCAGCATTTGTTGGTGTAATAGTAGAACATCCAACAAAACCGTGGGAAGCACTTTCTATTTGAAGCCATCCAGTTTCAGGATTATAATCTGCATCAGTAATATTACGAGTTACTATCGGTGATGTACCAACATTAACACTAAATGAAGTATTAGATATTTTTGTAATCGCAAGATTACCAGTATTAAGATCTGAATTATTAACAGATGCAGGGTCTGTAGGACGAGGATAAGTATGTTCTGTTAAATGCTTATCTCTATCACAAGTGAAAGTTATTGAATTATCAGTAATTGTAATAACATCACCTGTACTCATTCCATGATTTGATGCAAATGACAGTACTAGAATACCTGTTACTGCATTATAAGTTGCTCCATTTGGTGTCTTTTGGTTACCATTCTCTGATCCACTCTGAACACTAACTGCATTAGTATTTTCAGATCCAGCAACAAATATATGTTCATAATTACCACCAGTAAAGACAGCACCTGCTTCAGCACTAACAAACTTATGTTTATTAAATGCAGCTTTAGCACTAAGAACTGCACCTGTTCCACCTCCACCACCAGAACCAACATTAACAACAATTGCTTCTGAATTAACTTCTTCCACACCTAAGTTCTGTCCAGATGCTGGATCAGTAGTACGTGGATATAAATGTGTTCCTCTATGATTATCTCTAGAACAAGTAAATCCTAA